CCACCGGGCCGGTTGTCGCCGCGTCGCCGGTCATGGTCTCAGTTGTAGCTGCGAACTTCTGCCCCGCATCAACCAGTGTCCCCAGCAGTTTCTCCAACACTTGACTTGGTTCCTTGAACGGCGGCGTGTAAAACGATTTTTGCAGCTCGTCCGACGTCATCTCTGTGTCGATCCATACGCCGGGTTCCAGCTCGACATCGCCCTTGAGCCGGCAGTCTTTGGATTTGAAGCCTCCTTGCAACGTAGCGAACGCACCTGAGTCGAGCAGCACGCGCAGGATTTCCGTCGCCGCCTCTCCCAAATTACCTATGCAGTGCAGCAACCCGAACCCGTAGAACCCAAACCCGGGCAGGAACTTCTTGTGCGTAAACCAGACGCGCTTGTTGCGCAGCGGGTCAGACTCTTTCCAGTTCCGGTACAGACCAACGACCTTGCCAGACACCGAGTCCACCGTGATGATATACGGCAGCGCGATATCCTCACTCGATCCCGGCAGGTCGTAATCGATATGCGTCTCATAAAACACATGCGCCTTGGCGTCGTCTGTACCCATGTCTGAGTCAATCTGGCCACCCAACTTTTTGACTGTCGCCTCCAGATCGGTCTCATCTACAGCGTCGTCGCGACCCATCACCTCGTCGGTGTACATCCCCGCCGCCACCGCGCGCCGGTAGTCGTTATGCTCCATGTGAATTTCATGCGTGTACCGTGACGCGGTTTCCAAATTCTTGGCGTCGTACGGTACGATGAAGTGATCGCAACGAACCCACTTTGAGTCGACCTTGTTCTTGGCGGCGTTGAAATACTGCTTGTCAAACTCACTGCCTGTAAACCCCAGCAGGAACAGCATCTGGTCGCGCTCGTCGTAGTACGTGCGATCCTCCACCGTCAACTGGTAATTCATGAATTCTTCGACGCGTTTTCCCTGCGCCAAGACCTCGGGAGTCTGCTCCCCTATCACCATTGTTTTGACCGGCCCACCGGGGGGCAGCAGTTCTGACATTGCCCGGGCCTGAAACTGTGTTGCTGCTTCTAGCAGCAGAGGATGCGTCACCCTCCGCAAGCCGGCATCACTGGTGTCGTCAGCGTCGTATATGCCCAGCGCCTCGAAGCCCTTTTTCAGCGTGGTGTACCACTCCTTACGGGTCTCCTTGTCCGCCTCAACCATCGTTTTGATCTTGTCACCAATTTCGTCGAGTTCCTCTTCCGGCAGATACTCTGCGAGGTTTGTCCCGAACGGCAACGTCTCCAAATTCGGAGTCATCTCGCCTTCTTCCTCAATCTCGCCAGTCGTGGGGTCGATCACCACGCCGTCATCTGACGCCATCATTTCCTCGATACCCATTGGGATATCCACTTCGGTAGAGTCAAGAGGCATCAGCTCGTCTTGTTCTTGTGATGAGGAGTACAACATAATTCAGATCCTTTTCAGGTTGGTAGGCGGCTCTGGCGCCGCGCGTAGCTTCGTGACGGTTGCGATTTTGCGGGATCATACTCCGACGGATCTTCCTCGTCTTCCTCATCCGCAGGTGTTTCCAACAAGAACATCCGCCGTAAAAAGTTCAGGCCGTGCACCGTCGCATCGACATCGTCGTCATGCGCCCCGTTGGGGAACTCAGCACACGAATCGATCACGTCCAGCGCCCATTTCCGATTCGGGTAGTAAATCACCCCCTGCTCCAGCAGTATCGTCGCCGCGTTGGCCCGGGCAATCTTCGAGCCCACAGGCTTTATAGGCGTCACAGGTATTCCCCTCTTGCGCATTTCCTGTATCAGCGGCGCCCCGCTGGCAGCTTTTTCAATAACCACTCGATCGGGCTTGTAGTCATCATACGCCACAAGGGCGCTTTCCAGCAAGTCCGGGAACGCCAGTCGCTCCTTCATGCGCTCCAGCATGATGGCACACATCTTCCCATCCGAGCCCCTCTTGAACACCCCCCATGTGATCCTTGCAGAATAGTCATTGACCTCACCTTCCTCGAACGCCGTGTCGTACGACTGCAGCGTGTACTCGATTTCAGGCAGTGCCTTGTCTTCCTTCCACATCTTCCACCACTCGCGCAGCAGTATGCCGCCCTCTTCTTCCGTCGGGCTCTGCAGGTACAAGCTGGCCCACGCTTTGCGTGTGATCGTGTTCTTGGTGCGCTGCAACTCCTCAAGGGACCACCTGCGGGGACTGAAGCTATCTCCAGCACGGTAAAAGTGAGGTGTGTCGATATGGGGGTCGTCACTGCAGTCATTGAGCAACTCTGCCGTCTCCTCGTCCACAATCGCCGGGATCTTCAAGACCGTCCACTGATCAGCGCCGGGGTTCGTGACTGCGTCCGCTAGGAGCCGCCCGATTAAATCATCGCAGCGCCAGCGTGTCATGACCACCAAAATGGCATTCCTCTTCGGCTGCCTGCGCGAGTAGAGACCAGCCCCATACCACTCGTACACCGTGTTATGCGCCACCTTGGAGAACATGTCCTGCTCATTCACAGGGTCGTCCACGATGATCAGGTTACCACCCTTGCCCGCCACACCGCCGCCCACACCCACAGCGTTGTACTCACCCCCCTCTGTCGTCGCCCACTGCGCGGCGGACTTGCTGTCCTTGGACAGCACTGTTTTCGGGAACACCTCGTGGTATTCAGGCATCTGCAGCAGGTTACGGATTTTTCTCCCGAACTTTTCCACAAGGGTCGACGCGTAGGACGCATGCAGGATCTTATCGTTCGCGAGGTGCCCTTCCCACCACGACGGCAACAACTCGCTGGTCATGTACGACTTTCCAGTCCGTGGAGGCATCATGACCATCAACCGATCGATCTCTCCACGCAACAACATCTCGAAGTGACGCGCGATCAGGACATGCACTTCCTCGACCACCATCTCCGGGTACACATGCTTGGAGTAAGACAGGAACGACTCTCCCTTTTTCCGCAGCGTTTTTCGCCGCAGGTACTCCTCGACAACCACTCTGTCGCTTGGGAGCAGGTGGCTCAGGTCTATGTCGGTGGGGTCAGGCTGGAGCATTTGGTTTGAGCCGCAGGCGTACCCAGTATCTGCAGCACATGTGGGTGGCCAGAGGAACGGGCTTGAGGGCGAAGGGTGGCGGGGTCATGCTGCGTCCAAGGTCAGGGGTTGGGGGTTTCTGGTATCTGCCTTGGCGTTGCGCATGACAATTTGAAAAACTTTCATCTCCAACTCACCGTCAGGAAGCAACTTCAGCTGCTCAGCCATCTGTGGCAGCATCTGGGCTCCGGCGAACTCAGCCGCCCCCGGCTTGGGCTCCAACCCCGCCACCTTGGCGGTCCACTTCACGAGATCCGCCCGAACGTTGGCCGGCACCATAGGGTCATGCACCATCTTCCACGCTTGTTGCAAATACTGCTCGGCCTGCGCTTGCGCCTTGACTCGGAAGGAGAAGCCTTCTTCCTTGAGCTTGTCGCGCATCTCCAGCATGTCGTGCCGGAAGACAGGCAGCTGGGTGATTTCCTTGAACTGCTCCGGCGTGATGCCGTAGTCCACCAGCAGGGACGCCACCGGTTGTGTCTTGAGGGCCAGATCCAACACCAGACCACGGGGGTATGGAGGCAAGGAGGGATCGGAAGAGGGTACGGATGTGCTTGGGTTCAGAGGGAGACTGGGGGCGACTGATTGAGCGATTGCCGTTTCTGCCACCAAGTCCTCGCATGCTGCTTCAAGCTCTCCGGATTCTTCAATTTCCATGTCTTTACCGCCTGTTTCATACACTCGCGACACCACCCGCTTCGCCCATCCGACCGAGAGGCGTTCTTCTGAAAGTCTTCCTGAGACTTTGTTGACTCGCACTGCGGACAGAACTTGGTAGGCATGTGGCGAATGTAAGGGGTTAGAGAAAGACTGTCAAGCGCTATTTGCGCGGCATGTGAGACTGGTCAAGGGGAATTTTCGTGATCGGAAATCCGACAACGGGGGACTAGGGGAAAGACAGGGAAGTAGAAATCTCGTGGCTGGAGACGTAGCTCCTCCCCCAAACCCCCACGCGAACCGATTTGGCCTCCCCCCGGGGCCCCCCCCGGGCCCATCGGGGCGCCTGCCTGCGTAGCTGTCAGACTCTGACAGCTAAACCCCGATATATGGGGGGATCATTGGACAAATAAGTGAATCAGGGTTACATTAGAGTCACTGGGAAACGGTTGTTTCGCAGATTAACTTAACTTGAGATCTTCAAGAAACCCAAATGGTTACTACTAAAACAATCACCACAAAATTGACCCCTGCCAGCGTCGCTCACGATTTTCTGAGCGCGGTTAAGGGTAGTGTCAAAGCTACTACCAACTTCAAACTGTTAATCGGCTTTCCTTCTGCCAAATGGTCAGACATGGAACAAGGTTACAGCGACGTTATGACCGCTATCCCTGATGATCTGGACACCGACAAGCGTGCGCGCGCTACCCTTCGCCAGCTTATGACATGGATTCGTCAGAATTGCGACAAGCCATATGAAAAGAGCAAGAAAAACGTCTTGAGCGCAAAGGTTGCAGGAAAAGCAGACACTGCCAAGAAAGTACCAGCAACGAAAACTGAGTTGTTGCCCATGACTGATGATCAAATCCTGATCAGAGTAGGCGTATTGGGTAATCAGTTTCTGACCGCTGAATCTGACCGCGCCACACTTGGCCGGTTGATCACCGCTATCACAAACCAACTCCATGCTGCGACCAACGGCAAGAAGAAGTAAGCGACCACTAACATGGAGAGAGCCCGCGAAAGCGGGCTTTTTTTTCGTCTGGACTTTTTCGAGCTGTCAGAATCTGACAGCTGTTTTGCGGGAC